CATATTGGTGATATTCTGGTTTGGTAAACACACAGTATGATGTTTTTGATCGATGTATTTCTAACAACATATCCTTGTTGTTTAGGTAATTTACTTTTGTTGCCATGGGTTTGTATTCTCCGGATGTGTAATTATAAACTACGTACTTTAAAAAGTCAACTAAATATTATACCAAAAAGGATTTCATTATGGCTGTAACAAATATTCTAGCTGCCTCTACTAACGCTGTTGCAACGGCTGCAGGTGCTGTTAATTCTGTATCAAATCTTGCATCAGCGGTTTCTGCTGGATTTAGTGGCGGTGGTGGAATTGCAGGTGCATTAAGAGCCATCGATCTACCAAGTGCTGGCGAAATCGCAGGTGATTTATATGTTGCTGCTGCCCAATTTGCAAATGATCCTGCTGCTAATGATTGGCGTGTCAGATTGAGTCTCCCATCGTGGCCTAGCTTTCAAACTAGCCCTGTTCTTAAACCTCTCCAGGATGCCGGCGGCTTAATATTCCCATATACTCCTAGCATTACAATAGCAAGTGCTGCAACTTATACAAATATCGATACAGTACATACAAACTATGGCTTTAGAGGATTTCAGCATAGTGATCCTGGTGCTATTACAATCACCGCACCGATGAATGTTGAAGATCCAACTCAAGGGTTATACTGGATTGCAGCCGTGCATTATTTACGTAGTTTAACCAAAATGTTCACAGGAAATGATCCTAAGGCAGGCAATCCACCACCAGTTATTATGTTAAACGGATACGGGAACTATGTATTCAAAAATGTCCCATGCGTTGTGACTGCTTTTCAGTCAACACTAGATGACAAGTGCGATTATATTGGTGTTCCGGTAGTCGGTAGTGCAGCTGGTGTTATTGAAGGTGTTGCAGACCAAACCGCAGCATTAGCCAGTACGATTGGCGGAGTATTTGGCGGCGGCATTGCTGGAGTGACCGACATTGTTAGCGAAGTAGCAGGCGGTGTAGGGCAAGTTGCAGCAATTGGCGCATTGTTTGGCGCAGGCGGATCAACAAGCGGCGGCACAAGCTACGTTCCAACAAAAAGTTCTTTCACTGTGACAGTCCAACCAGTTTACAGTCGTCAAAGTGCTCGTAACTTTAGCCTTGATAGATTTGTTGAAGGCGGATATTTAACTAACCCATTTGGATATATTTAACATGTCAGCTATATACGCAAACAATAGTCCTTGGTACACTACCCCAATTACAAACGGTTATTTAGATATACTAAAAATTAGACCAGTTAGTTCTAGTGTAGATGATTACCTATATACAATACAACCACAATATACCTATCGACCCGATTTGTTGGCATTCGACTTATACGGTGATGCTAAATTATGGTGGGTCTTTATTCAACGAAATCTCGATGTTCTTCAAGATCCAATACTTGATTTTGTTCCAGGAACACAAATTTATATTTGTAAAAATAGTGAACTAACTGGAGCTTTAGGTACCTAAGATGGCAGATACTTCTACTGGGGCTACGACCGCATCTAGCACAACTTCTCCTACAGTTTCTGACACTGGGCCAGCTAGCGGAATTAGTGCTGGTATATCACAAGGTACTGGGTTATTACAAGCACTTACTGGATTATTCCAAACCGTCAATGGTGTAAAACTTCCACTTACTAATCCGTTATTTAATTACGCATCATATGATTATGTGTTAAGCATTAGTGCGATGAATATCGACACTTATAATTCTGCTGGTTATACTACCGGAAGAAAACTGCCAATCGTTTGTAAATCTGCAAATGCTGATCCTAGTAATCGAATTCAAACCGCCTACGGTAGTTTTGATTTCTTTATTGATAATTTAGAATTAAAAAGTTTATTAGGTAGTGAAAAAGGAACCAATACTAATGTACAAGGAAAATTTACATTTACAATAACAGAACCATACAGTATGGGAATGTTTGCAATTGCATTGCAAACTGCTGCCCAAAATTATGGTCACCCTAACTGGAGATCTGCTCCATTCTTATTAACAATTCAATTTCGCGGTAACACTGAACTTGGTATTATGTCTAATATTCCAGGAACAACTCGATATATTCCTTTTAGATTTGTAAAACTTACTTCAAAGACTAATCAAAATGGTACTGTGTATCAAGTACAGGCAATGCCATATAACTCAGAAGGGATGAGCAACAAGCATATTAAATTAAAAACCGATGTATCAATTAAAGGAACAACTGTTCAAGAAATGTTACAAACCGGGGAAAAAAGTTTGCAAGTTGCAGTGAATTCGCATTCATTACAATTGGTAAAAGATAAAACTACAGCAGTTCCGCACGTTGAATATATAATTCTATTTCCTATTCCGGGATCAGCGTCCACCTCGCCAGCATCAACAACATCTGACGGGGCAACAACTGCTAGTCAATCAGTTTCAAGCCAACAAACATTGTTTGCTCAGCTAGGTGTAACCCGTGACAAAAAAAGCGGCCAATTGATCCAAACAAGCGAGTGTAATGCGCTTGGAAAAGCAGAAATGCCGTTTAGTGTAGATAATAAAGGGAATATTCCAGTAAGTAATGATAGTGTTGTTTACAATAAAACTTCTAAACAAGTAATTCGTGGCAACATGGTGGTTAATTACAAAGAAAGTGATTTTAAATTTACACAAAATTCAGATATACCAAACGCTATTAATCAAGTATTATTGCAAAGCATGTTTCCTGGAAAGACACTAGATGCTACTCAGTTAACACCCGAAGGTTATAGAAATTGGTGGAGAATTGAATGTGTTCGATACATTACACAGGATAATAGTAATCTTCCAAGTACAGGCACACTACCGGATATAATTGTATATCGTGTTGTTCCTTGGAAAGTACACGGCAGTGCGTTAGTTGCAAATAATACACAAGCACCTGGATTTACTGCATTGGAAAAACAAATTGTAAAGTCTTACGAATATATCTATACTGGAAAAAATGTAGACATTATTAATTTTAATATAGAATTTAATGCAGGATATGCTCAAAAATTATCTGCCGATGGATTTAAACGAGGTCAAGATGCACAACTTACTGGACAATCTAGTGGCGGTCCTGAAGACGTAACAGTGCCAGAACCAGGCACATCGCCCGGAGTAACTCCACCAACAATTCCTGGTATATCCCCTGACATTAAAGAATTTACTAATTATAGTTTTCCTTCGGATCTCAAAGGTGGTGGTGGAAATTCAACCATGGCATCCCGTGCAGCTATGCAATTTAATCAAATTTTAAATGATAGTACAGATATGGTTAACATGGATTTAGAAATTATAGGCGACCCGTATTATATTGCACATAGCGGAACAGGGACATATAATGCAAAACCAACACAGTTTAAAAATTTAAACCTTGATGGCTCAGTTAACCATCAAAGTGGGGAAGTTGATATTAAAGTACATTTTAGAAGCCCGCTGGATCTTAATCAATCTACCGGACTTTATAATTTTGCTACTGTAAGTAAAGATGCGCCAGTCCTTCAATTTAACGGATTCTATCAAGTTATCTATGCGACTCATAGATTTAGAAGCGGTGTGTTTACACAAGTATTACGATTGCGGAGAAGAAAAAATCAAGATAACCCAATCATTGCCACCCCAGACCAAGTTGCAAATACTAATACTCCAGCACCCGGGAAGGCAACGTATAAGACTGACGGAACGGTTAATGCAAGCGATCTTAATGGTTACCCAGACGGAAGCATGTAATTATGACAAATACTGATTCAACACGTAGTTCTGCAACTAGTCCAGACGGTCGTCCTGGTCCCTTTATTGCTAAAGTTATTAGTAATAATGATCCAACATATATGGGTACATTAGAAGTTGAAATTCTAAGACCCTCCGGCAGTACGGGAACACAAAGTGTCTATCATCAAGTGAAATACATGAGTCCATTTTATGGAGTAACTAGTGTAAATTTTATTAAACAAGATCCTGATAATTATACTAATACTCAACAGAGTTACGGAATGTGGATGGCCCCGCCAGATGTGGGTGCAACTGTAGTTATTATGTTTATCGATGGGGATCCAAAAAGGGGTTATTGGTTTGGATGCATCCCAGACGAATCGATGAATTTTATGATTCCGGGTAATCCAGCAACACAAAAAGTTGTTGAAAACCCCACTCCAGATGCTGCAGGAAACAATGGAAGAGTACCAGCAGGAGAATACAACAAATTAACAAATACTCAAGTCGGCGATCCCGAACAAGTACTTAAACCAACTAGTCCGTTAGCTGCAATATTAACCACACAAGGTTTAATATTAGATGATATTCGCGGAATAACAACCAGTAGTGCTAGACGTGAATCACCATCGATGGTATTTGGAATATCAACACCTGGTCCCTTAGATAAACGCCCAGGTGCTAATACTGGAAATTATGGCAAACCGGAATATGTCGTTACCAATGCTCCAGTTAGTCGACTCGGTGGTGCAACATTTGTTATGGACGATGGCGACCAAGCATTTACTCGCAAAACTCCTGCTAGTTCTGGACCACCCGAGTATGCTGCAGTTGAATCCGGAGATACAACAGGTGATCCAACAATTCCCCACAATGAGCTTGTGCGTATTCGTACTAGAACCGGTCATCAAATACTGTTACACAACAGTGAAGATTTAATTTACATTGGTAATGCTCGAGGCACAACATGGATCGAATTAACTAGCAACGGCAAAATAGACATCTATGCAAATGATAGTATTAGTGTACATACTAAAAACGATTTAAATTTTACTGCTGATCGAGATATTAATTTTACTGCGACTAATAACATTAATTTAAATGCCAAGGCAATTTTTGCACAAACAGTTAACAATCTTGAAATTAAAGTAGGAAAAGATGGAAAAATTGATGCTGCTGGTTCAGCAAACATTAAAAGCGGAACTACTACTAATATTACATCAGGTACAGACCTTAATCTTAAAGCAGGCGCAAGATGGATGCAATCAGGAGCATCATATTGGTCTAAACCGGCAGGTGGAGGCGGTTCGTCCGAAGTAAGTGCGGTAGCAGCCGCCGCAGCCGCAGCCCCTAAAGCAGCTCGAGTACCCCTTGCTGAGCCATGGGCCGGCCATGAAAATTTAGACCCTAAGAGTTGTACACCTGCACCTGCCGCAGCCGCAGCACCAAAACAACCAACCCCGGCTAAGTGGAAACAGTATACAACAGCAACAGATACATTTACAAAATATAAAGGGAATACTCCCGCAAACGGAAGCACATCATGAGCTTATATAACACACTAACATTACCAGCACGTCCTAATCCTACCCAGGTAGGTCCACAGATGTATCGCGGGTTTAGCACAGTAAACACTGCTAATCAAAATTTTGCATTATATGATTTTGAATTAATCAAACAAGATTTACTCAACCATTTCTATGTGCGCCAAGGTGAAAGACTAATGCAACCAACATTTGGCTGTGCAATATGGGACTTATTATTTGAGCCTCTAACAGAGCAAGTTAAAGGTATTATTCTACAAAATGTCAACGAAATTGTTAATTTTGATCCACGTGTTCAAGCAAGTAACGTAGTTATAACTGGGTATGATACTGGTATACAAATTGAATATACGCTAACATATGTTCCGTATAATCTATCAGAAAACATAAGATTAAAGTTCGATCAAGCAAACAATATCGTATCAAAGTAATAATATATGTAGTTAATTTTAAACAATAAATACACTTATTAGGATCAATCATGAGTTCAACAGCTAGACAAAATAATCTATTATTGGCAGAAGACTGGCAAAAAATATATCAAAGTTTCCGTAACGCCGATTTTTCTAGCTACGATTTTGACAATCTTCGTCGTACAATGATTGACTATATCCGTACAAATTTTCCAGAAGATTTTAACGATTATATTGAAAGTTCAGAGTACCTAGCCCTAGTTGATTTAATAGCATTTGTTGGACAAAGTATAGCATTTCGTGTGGATTTAAATGCACGTGAAAACTTTTTAGAGCTTGCCGAACGCCGCGATAGCATTTTAAGACTGGCTCGATTGGTTAGCTATAACCCTAGCAGAAACGTTGCAGCCAGAGGATTATTAAAATTTAATACAATCCAAACAACTGAAAATGTTATTGATAGCAATGGCAGAAATTTATCAGGACAGTATATTACTTGGAACGATTCGAGTAATCCAAACTGGTATGATCAGTTTATTAAAGTGATCAATGCTACATTCCCTCAAACACAACAGTTTGGAAATCCAGCAGATTCTGCAACAATCTACGGAATACCAACTGCACAATATAGATTTAATACAACAAATACAGATGTTCCTATATACGGATTTACAAAAACAGTAGCTGGTCGATCGATGAATTTTGAAATCACTAGTACTACATTTAACGGTGAAACTTTTATCTATGAAGAAGCACCAAAGATTGGAAATAATATTGCCTGCGTGTACACTGATGATGGATATGGTGCAGGTAGTCCGGGTACAGGATTCTTTTTTAATTTTGTTCAAGGAACACTAAACACTGGAACATTTACAGTTACAAATCCCAGTAGCAATGAAACAATCGATGTGGCCACACAAAATATCAATAATACAGATGTATGGTTATACTCATTAAATCAGAGTACCGGTCTTGAAAATACCTTATGGACACAAGTACCAGCCTTAACCGGCAACAATGTAAT